GTCATACCGGCCCGTAGCGGGCGGCGGAAAGCTCGCTTGCTCACATCTACGCTCATGGCGGCCATTGTTGCCTACCTGTCATGGGGACTTTTTCAGCAGTCTCTGGATGGCGTGGGTGCAGATTGCCGTTGATACCAATACCAACCAGACGATCTGGGCACCGAATGCTGGCGCAACGAGCGACGTCGACCAGCTGCGCACGACGAGCGACGGTGTCACGCTGGAAACGCGCATTCAGACGAGCGGCGGCGGCACGCAGGTATCAGGCTCGGCGCTGACGGTCGGGACGTGGTATCACATTGCGGTTGTTCGCGAGAGCACCACGAGCCTAAAAGTCTACATCAATGGTGCACTCGATATCACCAATACACGCAACGTGGGGAGCCGCACGGCCATCACACGCATGGAGATCGGCGCCTATACCACTGGCAACACCAACCCGGGGAATATTCGCGTTGCCTATCAAAAAGCCTGGTCGGCAGCACTCACCGCGGCCGAGGTGGCCCAGGAAATGTACACGGTGCGGCCGCGGCGGCTTTCCAATCTGTACGGCTGGTGGCCAGGGCGCCCGGGCAGCGGGGAGCGCGCTAAGGACTATTCAGGCAATGGGCGTGACTGGACCGAAGGGGGCACACTTACCGACGAAGACCCGCCGCCGATCCCGTGGGGTGCTGGCTGGCGCAATCGTGCAAAAACCGGCACGCAATACAGCCAGAGCACGGCCGGCACGCTGACGAGCTCGGGCGCCTTGGCGAAGCGAGCAGGGAAAGGGCTCGCTGGCACGCTCAGCAGCTCGGGTGCGTTGGTGCGCCAGGCCCGCAAGCTTGTAGCTGGCACACTCACGAGCGCGGGCAGCCTGATCAAGCAAGCACGCCGGGCGCTGGCGGGCACCTTGACGAGCTCAGGCGCCTTAGCCACGAGTCGGATCTATATCAAAGCGCTGGCGGGCACCCTGACGAGCATTGGCGCGCTCACGAGGCAGACGGGCAAGGCGCTCACAGGTACACTCACGAGCAGCGGCACGGCGAACAAGCGCACGAGCAAGAGCGCCGCTGGTACTCTGATCGGCGCGGGCGCGCTGGCCACCGCGCGCGTCTATCTGAAGGTGATCGGTGGTACGCTCACGAGCGCCGGCGCGTTAGTCCTCCGAACTGGCAAGAGCCTGGCCGGCACGCTGAGTAGCTCGGGCGCACTCATCAAGCAAAGTCGTAAGCTCGTGAGCGGCGCATTGACCAGCGCCGGCGCTGTGGTCAAGCAGACGGCGAAGCGCCTGGCGGGCACGTTGACGAGCTCCGGCACGGTGGTGATCAGCCGATTGGTGGCCTGGGTGCGGCACCTCTTCCAGGTGCCAGCAGAGGACCGCACCAGCGCGGCGGCCGTTGGCACGCGCTTCGCAGTCGCGCGCGAGGACCGCACCAGCACGGTGAGCCGCGGCGCGGACTTCTCGGTGGCCGACGACGATCGCACAAGTGAGACGTAGATGGCAGGGACATTCAGCGCCGTGAAGGTGCAGGGCGCCACACTCGATTATCGCGAAGATTGGTCCAGCTGGCTGGGCACCGATACGATCGCCACTGCAACGTGGACGGTGAGCGGTGCCACGAAGGCGAGCGAAAGCAACACCACCACCACCGCGACCGCTCGCATCAGCGGCGGCACGTCGGGCCAGCTGGCCACAGCCAAGTGCCATATCACCACGGCGGCCGGCTACGAGGATGAGCGCACAATCGAACTGAGCGTGGTGGCGAGTCTCGAGGCCAAGGTCATCCAGAAGGCGCCCGGGGCGATCACCGCGGTGCCCGCGCCGACTTGGAGCGACCTGAACGGCGACACAGTCGCAAGCTACAGCTGGTCGGCGGCGGCTGGGCTGAGTATCAGCGGCAGCTCGACGGCTGCGACGGTGGTTATCACCGGCGGCACTGCTGGTGTGGACTATGCGCTGACGTGCACGATCACGACGGCCAGTGGGCAGATTGATGCGCGGGTGATCACCGTGCAGGTGCGGGATCGATAAGGAGCTGCTATGAAAGATGCACTTCGCTGGATCTGGGCTTGGCATATCAAAGAGCGCGCCCGTCGTTGTGGGGAGAAGACGCTTCGCTGGATCGCGTGGCATCTACCTCGTAACCTTGTGAAGTGGTGCTATGTGCGAGTTGGCGCGCACGCCACCAGTGGTCAATATGGCGATACGGTAGTGCCAGAGCTGCGCATGATGGACGCGCTTCGACGGTGGGACCAATAGAGCAGGGCGTTGATGAGCGAAACACAACACAACACTACACCTAAAAAGCCTCCCCGATGGGTAAAAGGCTTTCTGAGCGCATTAGCAGAAACAGGTATTGTGCGCGCTGCCTGTGATGCTGTCGGTATTGAACGCTCGACCGCCTATGACCTCCGCAATACCGACGAGGCCTTTGCGGCGAACTGGGACGATGCGCTCGAAAACGCTGCTGATCTCCTCGAACAAGAGGCGCGCCGGCGCGCCCATCAGGGCGTGCAGCGTGTGAAGTTCGATCGTGGCAAGCCGATCATGGTGCCCGTTCTCAGTGCGAGTGGCCTGGTACTACGGAACGATAAGGGCGACCCTGAGATGGTGCCCTATATTGAGCACGAGTACAGCGACTCGCTCATGATGTTCTTGTTGAAAGCCGCTCGACCTGAGAAGTACCGCGAGCGCAGTGAGACCAAGCACACCTTCGAACCAATCGATTGGGACACTGTGCCGAGCGACGTGCGCGATGCGTTTATCGATGGCAGGATCAAGCTCGAAGATGTATACCGCCTCGTATCACGAACAAAGTGAGCTCGAGCGAGCTCGGGCACATAAATCACGCGAGCATGCCGGCTCGGCCAAGCCGCAGGCCTGGCAGCCGTATCCGGACCCGCCCGGCCGCGTGCACCCCCAGCGTCTGGCGCTGGAGAGCCTGGCCGACATTGTCGGCTATGGCGGCGCGGCCGGTGGCGGCAAGAGCGACCTGCTGCTCGGTCTGGCTGGCACGCAGCACTACCGGGCGATCATCTTCCGGCGCGAGTTCACGCGCCTGAGCGCGCTGATCGAGCGCTCGCGCGAGATCTACAACGCGAGCGGCGAGGCGAACAGCCGCGACAGTTACAACGAGAACCTCCACCGCTGGCGGCTGCGCGAAGGGCGGCTGATTGAGTTCGCGGCGATGAAGGATGAGCGCGACAAGTTCAACTATCAGGGCCGCCCGTACGACTTCTATGGCTTCGACGAGGTGACCGAGTTCACCGAGTCGCAGTTCCGGTTCGTGATTGGCTGGAACCGCACGACGCGCCCGGGTCAGCGCTGCCGGGTGCTCGTCACATTCAATCCGCCGATGGATGAGAGCGGCGACTGGGTGACCCGCTTCTTTCTGCCGTGGCTGGCCTACCTGGTGCCCGATACCTATCAGCACCCGCGGCCAGCCAAGCCTGGCGAGCTACGGTGGTATACAACCATCGACGGCAAGGATGTCGAGTGCGATGGGCCAGAGCCGTTCGAGCGCGACGGCGAGCTGCTGGAGCCAAAGTCGCGCACCTTCATTCCCGCCGACCTGAAGGATAACCCGGTGCTGATGGCTCAGGGATATGCGGCGACAGTCAACGCAATGCCGGAGCCCTACCGCTCACTGCTCAAAGGCCAGTGGGGCGCTGGCCAGGTCGCCAACCCGTGGCAGCTCATCCCGACCGCCTGGGTGCGCGCGGCCGAGGCGCGCCATCGGGCACGCCCAGCGCCCTCGGCGCCGCTCTGCAGCATTGGCGCGGACATTGCGCGCGGCGGCAAGGACCGTATGTCGATCGCGAAGCTCTACGGGAACTGGCTGGCGCCGCTCGACGTGCACCCGGGTAAGACCATCACGGACGGGCCGATTGCGGCAACACTGCTGCTGCCGTTCATCTTGCAGGGGCTGCCGGTCGGCGTCGACATCATCAGCATCGGCTCATCAGTCTACGACAGCCTGGTCGCCTCGGCCGACAAGAAAGCTGAGCTGGTTCGGGGCATCAACTTTGGCGCCGGCGCCGAGGGTCGCACCGACCGCAACGGCAAGCTGCGCTTCAAGAACATTCGCGCGGCGGCCTATTGGATGGTGCGTGAGGCGCTCGACCCCGAGAACGGCGACGATATGGCGCTGCCGGACGATCCTGAGCTGCGCGAAGAGCTGTGCGCGCCACGCTTCATGGTCACCGCGGCCGGGATCCAGATCGAGCCCAAAGAGAAGATCATCGAGCGGCTCGGCCGCTCACCGGACAAGGCTGATGCGCTAGCGCTGGCGCTCTATAACCTCTCGATCAAGCGAACGCCGATCGTCGCGCCGGTCGGCACGACGCGCCGTAGCCCGTGGAAGATAGGACGGAGTCTATGACCGATAATCGCAAGCCGCCGACCGTCGCCGTTGGCGCGACCGGCCTCAAGCACTACAGCGGGTACATCCAGGAAGAGTACCTGACCGAGCTTTCTGGCGAGCGCTGGTGGAAGGTTGTCGCCGAGATGACGACCGACCCGACGGTGTCAGGCATCCTGTTTGCCATCCAGATGCTCATCCGCCAGACGCCCTGGAGCGTCGCGCCGTTCTCAGAGGAGCAGGCCGACAAGGATGCGGCGGCGCACGTGGAGAGCTGCCTGCACGATATGCGCGAGTCCTGGGCGCTCACCTTGTCGGAGATCTTATCATTCCTGCCCTGGGGCTACGCGCCACTGGAGGTTGTGTATAAGGTGCGCGGTGGTGAGGTCGACAAGCCAGACGGTACCAAGGATACGCTGCGCTCATCGCAGCACGACGACGGCAAGGTTGGCTGGGCCTGCTGGTCGATCCGCTCGCAAGATACCATCCAAACCTGGGACTTTGATGAGACGGGCGAAGCCACGGCGTTCACCCAATGGGCACCGCCGGACTTTCAGCCGCGGCGGGTACCCTTGTCCAAGTGTCTGCACTTTCGGACGATGAGCCGTAAGTCGAACCCCGAGGGTGTGTCGTTGCTACGCGCGGTGTATCGTCCCTGGTATTTCCTGCGACGCCTCCAGAACTTGGAGGGCATCGGCATCGAGCGCGACCTGGTCGGAATTCCCGAGATCGATGTGCCGCCTGAACTGCTCGACCCAGAGGCGCCTCAGGAGTACAAGGCGGCGCTTAACTACTACAAGCAGATGGGCCAGAACATCCGCAACGATGAGCAGGCATGTATCATCATGCCGCTGGCCTACGATCAGAATGGCAAAGAGCTCTATCGCTTTAAGCTTGTCAGCGCGGCCGGCACCCGCCAGTTCGACATCGGCAAGAGCGTCGAGCGCTACAAGACCGATATCGCCACTGCGGTGATGGCGGACTTTATGCGTATTGGCCATGAGCAGGTCGGGAGCTATAGCCTGGTCAGCAGCAAGACCTCGCTGTTCGCGACCGCGCTGGGCGCTTGGCTTGACAGCATTTGCAGTGTCATCAACGCGCGCATTCCTGAGTTGCTGCGCTTCAACGGGCTGGATCCGAAGCGGCCGCCCAAGCTGGCCCACGGCGATGTCGAGAAGATTGACCTGTCCGCGCTGGGTGAGTTCCTGAAATCCCTGGTAGCGGCCAAGGCGGGCGGCCTCTTTGGTGGGCCTGCTGGGCCGCGTATCGAGCGCTATCTTCTGGAGCAGGCGGGTATGCCCACGCCGACCGATGCCGAGGCGCAGCAGGCGGCTGATGAAGAGCAGCAGCGCAAAGAGGAAGAGGCGCGGCAGAAGGCCGAGCAGCTGGCGAAGCTTCAGCAAACACCACCATCAAACCCGGCTGACCAGAAGGAGCCGGCCCAGACCAGCGAGCCGAACCTCGACGCGCTGATTGATAGTGTGCTCGACGAGGCGTTCGCACTCGCAGGGAGCGCCGAATGAGTAACCTCACCGTGGGCTTGCAGATGGCCGTCGAGAACGCCAAGCAGGGTAACGTGCGGAGCGCGTGGCTGCTCGAAGTGGAGATCGAGCAGCGCGGGCTGATTTGGCAATATATTGAAGCGCTTTACCCCGAATATCACAGCTTTGAGGGTATCGACGTGGAGGTTCTATTCCAGCTTATCCATGCACAGCCCGAGCGGCGCGCTCGGGCGTTTCTCCAGGCGATTGAGGAACAAGCCGATGCCCGGCCCTGATCGCATCGTTGAGCTGACTGCGCCGGCCGTGCGCGACGCCACGCGCGCCTACCTGAAGTCGCGCAACGCGACGGTGTTCGAGCGGTCGATGCAGGAGGCGCTGGCTAGAGCGCACACGGCGGCATATCTCCGCGGCACGGCCGACCGGACTGGCGTGCTCACCAAGGGCCTGAGCCGCGCCGAGCGGGTCGATGTGAAGGCTCGGCTAAAGGAGCAGGCCGACTACCTGCGCGGCTTCGCACAGGCCGCGCCACAGCTCTCTGAGGCGCAGGTGGCCCAGCGCAGTGCGCTTTACCTGGGGGCCGTGCGGGCGACCTACTACGGGGCGCGCTTCCCAGGTGTCGGCATCTACCCAGGCGACGGCGGCACGGCCTGCAAGGGCAACTGCAAGTGCAGTCTCGAAGAGCGCGAGGGCGGGGTCTGGTGGGTGCTCGGCCCAGCTGAGCACTGCGATGAGTGCCGCGCACGAGCAAGCGACAGTCCGTACCAATTGGAGCGTGCATGATCCCGCAGAGCGCTCGGCCGACCGTGATGCGCCTCGACCCGCGCGAGCTGGTCGTGCTCGACAGTGACCACATCGAGCCCGTCGATGAGTGGGCGATCGAGCACTACACGCGCTTGCTGCCCGAGCAGCCCGGCGCCGATACCGATCCGCTTTTGGTGCTCGTCGATAGCGAAGGGCGCAAGCGGGTCAGGCGCGGGCGCCACCGGCTGCTGGCCAACCTGCAGGCGGGCAGGGCCTATGTGCTGGCGATGGTCTATCAGGACACAGGAGCAGAACATTGAAGCCATTTTACACCTGGTGCCCATGTCATCGGGAGCTTGGCCAGACGGATGGTGCAGTACTCATCATTGCTGGTGTAGAAATCCGCCGGCCGGTGACCTTCTGGTGCTCGTGTGGCACTGCCACGAACTGGCGGCCAATGAAGGCACGCCAGGAGCGCCCAACGATGGGGTGCCCGTCAAAGTTTTGCTTTTTGACCCAATCTGCACTTGAAAATCGCCGGTGAACTGGCTAGATTGCGTACCGAGGTCGACAAGCGACACCACCATATGTGTTTCTAGCGCCAAATTCTCGGCCTGTAGATGTCTTCTTGAGACAGCCTGAATACCTCTGCTGACTGATAATTGAGCTTAATGTGTGCGCTACTCCGCGATCAGTGGCATCAGAAAGCCTATTACAACATCAAGATACTCGTTGGGACGCATCTCATGGACGCGATGATTAGCCACGTCAATAACAATATGCTGGCCGTGTTTTAGATTATCCTTATAGAACTGAAGACACTGCACCGATTCATCATCCGTCCATTGATTGCTCGTGATCAACAACGTCGGACACGTGATGTGTGACAAAGCTTCCTTGCCATCCCATCCCGTTGCATACCCACCCTCAACGATGCAATCAAAGTGCGTCACGTCCATGCCTAGCCATTGGCGCGTATGTCGGTTCACACCTTCTGAACCATACACCTCAAGGCGCGTCTTGGATGCGTCCTCTGGCGTGGGCTCACTGGAAAACCTGGCCGCCGCCTCTTCGACCGTTATGCCTGATGCATGGACTTCAACGAGTTGCTGACGTCGTCGTGCGAACTCAGGAATGCTAAAATCAGCGTCGAAATCAAAATTCTGGTCTTCCAGAATCAATGCGCGCACAGTACTAACGTCAGTTCGGGTTAAGCAATCATCGGAAGCGGCAGCGCTTTGAGCTGTAGCGACGGCTTTTTGGGCTGATGACAGTAGGCAATCAAGCCGCAAACCAGATTGATCAGAAAGTTGGCCGCAGAA